CTAGTTTCGGTGCGATATCTTCAGATGTAAGCTGCTTGATATATTTTCCGTCTTTACCTTTAATAGGTACAGGAATCGCAACCGGATTCTTAAATGCAAGAATGCGAATAGCATCATCATAATTTACCTCAGTACCCTGAACATTTGTTTTAGGGTCTACGAGGAAAATATTAATGATACGACCATCCAAAGATGTCTGTAAAAACTTGCCTGATGAAGGCTGAAGTCTGATTGTTCTCTTACTCATGTTTTTCTCCTGAATAAAAATTCTAATTATAATATAATAATAGAATTATTCATTGGACAAGATTATTGTTTCCATACAGTTCCACAATAACAATCAATGCCGTCATTCATATAATTATAAAGATATCTGGCAAGGTCTGTTTTATTGTTGATTGTATAGTTACCGTTCTTATCAACATAAAGATTGTTTACACAAGATACGGCACCAAGGTCAAGGTCACCTGCTGTAACTTCATATTCTTTAGAACAGATTACAGGGAACTTAAACGGTACAGCTTCTCCGTTTGTTGGTTTAGAACCTATAAACGAATCTTCAATCAATCGTGGTTCATCATCAACATATTGTACAAATCCTTCGAGATTCAGAGGATTATCACGTTTAACAACAAACGAAGAACAGAGTTGCTTAAGTGTCATTGGTGTAGTCTGTTCTTCAACTTTTACATCAGATTTAACAAAAGCTGATATAATTTCTCTAGCTTCTTTTTTATTGTATATTCCGTTCAAAGTCATAATACGTGCATCTTCATTGAGAATATTTTGTTTGAACGTATTCTTGATTTTACCCTGTCTGAGAGATGTTGCAATCATGAGCTGTTCGTTATCATCACCGACATCATCTTTAGCCGCAAGAAGTTTTTCAGAATCAACACCGAAATTACCGAGAGCATCACCAAGAATAGTTTTGATAAGATATTCTTTATCGTACTGAACTTCCATAGTAGAAAAACTCTCTGTAATTTCTTTAAGATTCTCGACAGCGATTTTAAGACTTTCGCCTTTATCCTGGTCTTCCTGAATTGTGTTAGATACAGTAGCATATTTCCAATCGTCTTTAGTTACATTATATCCAAGCGAACGCAGATGAAGATAATCAATATTTTTAAGGGCGTCATATGTACTGTAAGAAAGTGTTTTACACACTTTAGCGAATCGTTTATCCCAAGTAAGAGCAGCACTGTCACCAAGTGAAGACGGTGTATCTTCTGAGAATCCAATCATAGAAGGTTGAATCTGAAGTGCGGCAAAGAGTTTTTGATATTGTGTATCAAGGTCTTTAAGTGCTTTAATATCAGGATTTCCTGCAACTTCCTGAACGTTTACACCTTGATTTTGAGTCTCAGGAACAATAACTTCGAAGTTCTGTCCGATACCTCTACTACTCATTCCGTCAGAATCATAATTAACACGTCTTACTTTCTTGAAAAGATTACGGTAATAATTAAGAACCTGAATAGCTGATTTAGAATAAACCTGAGCACCGACATTTACAGAAATGATTCTGTAGTAATTACTCTGGTCCATACGATTGAGAAGCAATGCGTCTTCAATTACATTTACATTTCTCCACGGTTTACTTGCCTGTCCCAGATAACTGTTTGCGTATGTGAACTCATTCTGCAAAGTCTGTTCAATAGGATTTGATGAACTGCTTCCCATTGTAATCGAAACGTTTTTGGAATTACCGCCAAGATTCTTGTAATACTCAAGCTGACTATATGTGTATTCATAAGACGGAACAAAATCACCGTTTTCATTTATAAATCCAATTGTCTTACCACTGATAATAATCGGAGTAATGCTTGTAAAATCAGGAATCGGAACGACCCTTTCCAGAATACCTTCAGAACTATAAATGTGTTTCCATGGTAACTGACCCCACAAAAGATTATTATATCCTGTGGTAAGTAAAAACTGATTTACACCGATTGCTTCATGGAAATCGTTCAATTCGTTTTCAATAAGTGTAGATGGTGTAACAAGTGTAAACAATTCGTTGTTACCGTTTGTCTGGAAAGTTGTCTGCATTACAGCTTTTACAGCAGAACCACAGATAGGGTCATCAACCATTGAAGGAATATCTTTAAGTGCATTTAAGATAGACCTTGAAGTTGTAGATGTCTCTATAGAATAATTAGCATAATTGTTATATTCCTCAACCTGATTAAAAAGGTCTTCATCTTCATCACGTACAAGAAAATGTTTTACTATTTGTGGAATTGTCTGTTTTGTATTCTTGTTATTATTCATTTAAGGATTTCCTCCATCTTATATAAATAATATGTAAAAAATAGAGGAAAATCCTACATTTATTTTCTATTCGAGAGATTCAGAATATTCATCTCCACCGTATTCATCCATAGACACATCATCTATTTCGTCAGTGAGAAAGTCATCTTCATCAATCTCATTGAAATATTCATCAAGGGCATTATCAAAATCTTCAACAGACATTTCAGCGTAATCGTCATAAATATGAAAATAATCTTCAAGCGTAGTTCTAATATCTGATTTATTATCAAACTGAGAAATCTTATCTTCAAGTTCTTCTGCCTGACTTCCATTTACAGGAAAATAATCTGAGAGCGATGATTTAATTACACCAGGTTTCCATTTATCGATAAGTGCTGCAGCCTTACGTTTTCCGTAACCGTGTTCCTTTGTGAGAGTATCTTTAAGCTCAGTTTCAGTAATCTTACCTGTTACAAATTCATCATGAAGTTTACCCATAGTAGTTGTAGATTCTATGGGTCTCTTATTTAATGCGTTAGCGATTTTTTTTTTATCTGTATCGAGTACAGTTACAGAGTAAAGTCCGATTCTGTATTTTAATTCAGAATAATCATTCATTATCGCTTTTACTGCTTCTGTAACCGGTTGTGGAATCGGTGTGTAATTATATTCGTTAAAATAAACAGTTGTTCCCTTAGGTGTTGTACCGAATAAATCCGCAAGTTCGTTTACGGCACTCTTTACTTTAGAATCCATAGTAAATTCTCCTTTAAGAATATTTAATCTTAGAATCCTTTTAACTGTTGAAACATTGTGAAAAACTGCATTACTCTTTGAGAATAAGCAGATAGATTTTCATATTCTTTTTGTATGGGAGCCATAAGTAATTGACCTTTAGTAAAATCAAAGTACATCTTTTCATCTTCAAATATTTCATCAAGTAACTCATTCGATTTTACAGAAAAATCCGCCTCAGTTTTACAGTCTTTTAATGAATATTTGAAATAAGCGTATGTGTGATATCGTTTCCTCATAAATTCAAGATATTCCTGTGCTGTCATATTAATCTCCTTTATAGTCCTAATAATAGACTTAAAACATACTCTAATCCGCACCAGGATTGATTTGGAGAGGTTTTCTCAGAAAAATAGTATAATTACTCAATTGATACGAATAATCACGTTATAACGAAGATATCGAAGTTCTATAATTATATTAAAATAGTTTTCAAAATCCTTTACTTTTTATTTTATTCTATGTTATAATCAAAGTATCTTAGGTGCTTTAGGAGGCATGTTATGGAAATGGTTAAATGTACAGGAAAAGAAGCTTATCTCAAGTCAATCAGACAGGCTAGTGTTATGGCTACAAATAAAGATAATACACTTCAGGTTCTTTGGGAAAGAGACGGTGATGCTATTCTCTGTATCGTAAAGAAGTACGGCAGCAAGACTAATCCAGACGAAGCTATCAGACTTTCTATTCCAGAATACAGAAATGCTTTCAAGAAGTGTCTTAATGAGAAATGGTTATTCCAGTTCTTTAATTCAAGAAGAGTTATTACTTGGAGGTAGTGATATGGAAAATAAGTGTCCAAAAGATGTTGATGAAAAATCAAAAGTAAGTGATGAATATCTCAAAGATGTTACACCACTTACTCAAGAACAAATTGACAAATTGCTAACAGAAATCTCTTCTAAGGATTAATGATGCTATCAAGTGTCTGCGTACACATTCTGATAGCATCATCACCTGTCATACTATTTCCTTTTCCGAGATTTACTTTAGATACAACATCATCATCATAAATTTCAAACTGAGCCATATAATTCTCTGTGGTCAAATCTGTGTTTCCAAAATTTATAATAAGCACGTTGTTATTACTGTCTTTAGTGATATTATTTCTGTCTTCTGCAGGAAGTTTTCGTAATCGTGTTAATATTTCTGTAAGAACCTGTTTCGGTTTCTTTCCCAATTCGTATTGTTTAATATAATTTTGGAAGTCTTCAATCTTACTCAGAATAAGACTACATGAAATAAGAGATGAGGCGACTGCCATAGTTCCGAGCATACCGTCTTGATAACCTGTTACGTTCTTTCCGTTATATTTTGACTTCTTCTTTGGTTTAGATTCAATAACATTATCTTCCTCAACATCTCCGCCAAAGTCAGAATCACTATCTTCTATACTTGATTTTACAAAAGATGCTGCAACTTTTTTCTTTTTCTTCTTAGGTTCCTCAACAACATTATCCTCTTCATCCATCTGAACATATTCCATATCTTCGTTCCATTCATCATCTGTATCTGATTCATCCCACCATTCATCGGGATTACCAATGTTATCCTCTTCTGTCTGTTCTATCTCTTCAGATTCAGAATTTTCCTCAGTTACATTATCCTCTTCTGTTGTATCAGTATTGTCTTCTGTAGTCTGAGATTCTTCTGTAACATTATCCTCTTCAGTAGTTTCTTCTGTCTGAGATTCTTCGGTTTGATTTTTCTGTTCCTGTATTTCACCAATTTCAATCTTGCTTGCTTTCTCAGGAATTTCACCCTCAGGATTCCAGTCAGCTTCACTCCAACTATTTGGAATGTTGTTATCATAAACCCATTGAGCTTCCTGTGGTTTAAGCCCTGTCTTTACATCAAGACAACGAATCTTATTACCATTCTTATAAAGGTGCCATACTTGGAAATCTTGTGTTGCGGGATTACCACTTAATACTTTATAATGACCCATTTTACCAAGGCTTTCAATCTTACCAACGTTTACTCTACCGGCATTATAGTCTTTCTTTGTTCTGGTTTTACCATCACGAGCGTCTGTAAATGTGCGTCTGTATGGACCATTTCCACGAATCCACTTCTCTGCATCTTCAGCATAAAGTTTATCAGTTGCCCAATCTGCAACTTTTCGACCTACATCTGCAATATTTTTTCCAACTTCTCTGATTCCATATTTTACTCTTCCGAGAGGATTAAATGAAAGGATAAGACCTGAATTAATACTGTTCATGAATAATTTGGTGAACATGTCTGCTGATACAGAATCACCCTCTTCAATCTCTGGAAAAAGATTTGCAGTATCATCAAGATTATCAACAACCCATTTACCGTTACCGACAAAAGTAGCTTCGATTGTAGTTTCTGTACCTTTAGAATTTAATGTGACGTTAATATTATTTCCACCAGTGATAAGACCGTCTACAAGTACACCGGCCGATTCAAGTTTATTTTTAAGCAATAAAGGTATTTTTCCTGTGATTTCAATTGACGATTTAAGAAGTTTATTCATGTTCATAAAAGGATTCTCCATATATAAATAATATGTAAAAAAGACGGAACTACTTCCGTCTTTAGTTTTACTTATTTACATTTTCAGCAACATCAGCCCAATATTCCCAGAGTGTTATGGTATATTCAAGGCTGTCTATTGCCTGGTTGTAATATACTTCCCATGCATAATCATCATCACTTTCCGGTGGATTTAGCTCTGGTCTTACGGGTCTTGGTGGAAGTATCTTTTGATTCTGCGGTTTGCTTACGCAGCTTGTCATTATTATCACCAGCAGACTTACGAGCATGATTACGCAAATCTTCTTTAGTTTTTGCATTTGCAATCTCCTTATCTTTTTCATCTTTCTTTACAGTTTCTTCCTGAACTTTCTCGGTATAGTCCTTAATGTCTTCTGCATTCTGTTTATAGGCATCTGCAACCTTTTTATTGTCCTTTGCCTCTTCAGATTTCTTGGCAGCATATTTAATTGCAAGTACAAGACATAAGAGAAGAAGCATAATTATTGCAACTCCGATAATGATTGTTTTCATTTTTCATTCTCCTTGTAGTTAATATTGATTCCAACATGTGTCTTTGTTAATCTAACATCAACGGATTCCACATCAGGGTCTTTCACAAAACGTTTTGCATTTTCAACACATTTGTCTATAACCTCTGACCAATTTGGAATGGGTAGTGCAGAAAGTTTCTTTTGCACATCAATTACATCTTTTTCAGTAACAGGTTTATCCATATATTCTTTTGGAAACAGTCCTGAATCTGTGTTTGGTAAATCTTTCATAATTTATTTCTCCTCTTCTGTAATATTAGATTCTTCTTTTGGCATAAGTTTATCTGCAAATGCAAGTCCAACTTTCTGTCCTACATTTACACCAAGATACATCATGCTGATTGCAAAGAAGTACGACAGTGCTTTCTCTACAAGTCCTACAAGCTGCTCCTGAATCTGCTTTGTAATAATCATCACTAAAGCACACCAGGCAATGACAAGTATGGTAATGATAAGCCATACAATCCATACAACAAACTTGCGGCTGTCCGTCTTTTTTCCTTTTTCCTGTTCCATAGTTTTATTCTCCTATACTTCACAATTTGTGTAATCATCTTTGTCTTTGATTATGTCTTTGATTATTGCAATCAACGATGTTATCGAAATGATAATCACACATATTCCAAACGCCAGTTCAAGTATCTGTCTGCCATTCATATTATCTCTCCTTACCACTGTTGCAGCCATAAAGAACCTTTACATTAACTAATCGTTCAATTAATTCTTTTACCCAGTTCTCAACCCGTGATTTGAATTCGGGTGTCTTAAAATCATCATTAATTGGAAGTGCATAGATAAGATTCAGAATAGTGTCCTGTTTATCCTGAATATACAATTGATTTATGGTTATATGATTAAACATTATCCATTCAATTACTTTATCATATACCCGTTCAAGAATATACTTTGTGAAATATCCGTTATATCTGGTATTATCTGTAATAATCTTTCCCTCAATGCTCATAATAAAATCATGAGCACATTCAATCTGTCTTCTGATTAATTCACGTTCACTTACATTCTTTCCGATATTAACATGTTTTGTGTGAATGTTTAATAGACCGGCTTTACCGAGTCTGATTCCCCATCTGATTACCAATACTACGAGCAAAACGAGAATCACAACTAAAGGTACCCCGTTTGCTGAAGTAAGAATGTCTTTTAAGCTACTCCACATAGCATATCTCCTTTCATATAAAAATATATAAAAAGAGAAAAGGTACAGAGTGAAAAAACTATTATCGGGTCGGAGTAGGAACCCTTGAAAAAACGCTCTGTACCTTTGTAAAATATTTAATTTATATCAAGGTTTTTAATTCTTTTATAGTACTAGTATCATTATTAATATTCCTGTATAAATCCACTGTACCCTGTAATTCTTCATACCATTCAGAATCAAAAAATCTTTTAGCGGTTACAGCATCAGTTCCCCCGTTGCACAAATCCCTCTTAGCAACTTCAATAATTGCTTCAGCTAATTTAATCCATCCGATAAACTCATGTTTCATAATCTTAGTCCAACTTTAATGCTTTATGATATATTATTTATCATCCCTTAGCCATTTGAAATAATCTCTATATCTCAAAAGTTCATCCAGTGTATCTTTATCACACAATAAGAATGATAATGAACACCACATAAAACCAATTGCAATAAGAAAAATATCAAACAATATCCTCATCTAAATCTCCAAAACAATCTGGAATAATGTCAGGCCAATAACTCATTCTGAAACATCGTTTATCTTTAACAAGTGGATGAGATTCATACATAGCTGATTTATCTTCTTCAACCAGTCTTCTCACTTCCTTTTCAAGAGCCTCGTTTCTATTTGTTTTGTACATACCAAATATTCCAAGGTTCTTCATTGCGGCCCTGAATAATTCCATTGACACATTCATTTCTTTGGCATAGTCAACAATTGGTAATGATTTCTTACTTTCTTCGTTGCAATAGTTTTCAAGCCACATCACAGCGTCTGGTGTCCATGCTTTACAGATATGACTATCAACGTAAACCAATTCAGGCTTGAATCCATGAGCTTGAAGTAGTTTAATTATTGTTCCGTTGTTATGTCTGAATCTTTCTTGTAGTTCTGTGGTCGTGATGAGATTGTCCAATTTGTTCTCCTGTCCTGGGTAAATTTCTGTAATGCTCCGTAAAAGAATACTACGGTAACATCTTCATATTTATAACTGTTTGGAATAGATTTACTGTTATCTTTCATGTTGAAATGTTTAGCACATTTACTCCATGTGTCAGTATCAAGTTCTTTACTAACATCAACTTCAACCTTATACTGACTTACGGAATATGCTTTACATTTTCCATTAAAATATCTGCTGATTTTGTTTGCAACTTCATTACTGTTCATTTAATCTTCTCCGTATAGTAACATTAGATATTCTTGCTGTAACGCTTCAAGATGATTGGCTGATATTTCCATAAGCTCATTATCTGTATAACCTATGTTATGAAGCCATTCGTAAAACTCTTTCATTTCATTACCACCTTACCTTTACAGTACGGACAAGACTGAAATAATTGGATAAGAGTTATATGTTTCTTTTTTGCCAGCTTCCAAATGTTTACTTTCTGATTAATGCAACCAACATAGAACCAGTCTTTGTTATTTTTGCATTCCTGCCAATTACAAGGATTGTTGTTTATGGTTTCTTCTCCCATTTATCACTCCTATTTTTTTATTGTGTATTATAATATTAGAATTTCAATTTTGTAAATAAAAAGGGTACTGTCGATTAACAACCAACAGTACCCAACCATCAAGAGGTGTGGCATAAACAAGAAAGATTTATTGGTGGGAGGGGGAATAAACCTCTCTTAAAATATGTCCTACACTATTAATATTAGAATTAGAAATCTGAAAATATTTATCTGCCCTGAAAATCCTTTATCAGTTTATTAAGTTTAGGATTCAAAACCCTTTCTTCATCATCTGTAATACAAATATTAATACTTGAATTATTTCCATCAAGTATGCATTCAATATCAGCCTCAGGTAATTTTTCTTTAAGATATTCACATACCTTATAGATACCATATTCACGCCAATAATGAAAAGTTATACCGTCAATTTCTACAGCTTTGTGTTGATTAAGATAATCGTATTCCTTGCACCCCTTACTATTCTTCTTATAACGTTTGGTGGCAAGTTCTACAACTTCTTCAATCATTTCTGTGCAGTTCAAATATCTTTCTCCATATATAAAAATATCTTTATTATGTCTTTACCAAGTTCAAGTCTGTACTGGCAAGGTATACTATTCACGGTATGTTCTATGATTTTAGAATCAATATTGTTTCTGTGATATTCCTGAATAATTCCAAACTCAGAAACCTTTTGTGCAATAAACATACAACCGTCATTGTTTAGTCTGTCTTTAAGAAGTTTAGCATAACTGAGAAGTCTTTTATTCATTAGTTAATCCGCCTTAGATGTAATTTATATTAATACTTGAAACCACGTCATAGATTGCTGTAGTAACGTTTGACCCTTAAAACAAGTAATTATACCAACTACCTTAAAAAGTCTTGTTATACGCAATCTATGAACGTTTTAGAGGGTATTTTTATTCTAGTTCAGGACTAAAACTGATATAAAATGTAAACCACTCAGGTGTAAACTTGATTCTTGATTTGGCATGGTTTAATTTAGCAGTTCCTTCTACAATAGCAGTAATAGCTTCTATATTGATGTTCTTTGGATTATAATTGTACTGAACATCACGTTCACCTGTTGGGAAATAAAATCCGCTGCCGATTCTTTCTCCAACAAGATTATTTTCTTTGAGTTTATTTTCAATTTTGTTACTTAATTCCAATACATCCATTATAGTTTATCTCCTGTTTTATTTGCTCTTTCTGTATTTTTGGAAAGAGTATCAGAAAGTATCTTTTCAATGTCAAAGTTTTCTTTATAGGCAAGCAGCATTGCTATACACATGATATCACCAAGTTCTTTACGGTAAGGTTCTGCACCAAGTCCATAAGCCATACTGGCTTCTACAAGTTCCGTTCCGAGATGTTTAAGAAGTTCTACACTGGTAAGAGAGTTCATATAAGGACTATGCTCTTCTCGTTTAAGTGCAACCTCGTACATCTGTCCTGCCATTTCATTCAAGTCAATCATGCTTCATTCTCCTCGGTTCTTCCTCAGCATATATTACTAAATATGTATTATGTTCCATAGGTTTAATATCAATAATATTTTCTCTCGGAATACCTAACAAGAAGTTGTTAGCGTTACTTTGCCCTTCAATCCTTTCTATCTGGACATGCTGGGTATGTTTATTCACATTGTCTGATTCAATTACACATTCTAATTCAGTTAATTTTGGTTCTTTCATTCTGCCATATCCTCCACAACACTATCGCCACTATATTCATCTAAAAAGTCTGTAATCTCTTCAACCTTATCTTTAAGTTCTTTAAGACCAAATTCATCAGGAATTGCTCTAGCTGCTGTGGAGGCATTTATAAGCATTTCTCTTGCAGTATCGAGATAGGACAGAAACTCCATAAACGGTGTAATTCTATTTCTAAATTCATCATCTGTCTTACAACCTTCTCTGTAATGATTCAAAATCCCTTTGTAATCTAACATTTATACTCCTCAAAAAAGATTCTGTTAGTTGGTACGTCTACCAAACTTAACCGATATTTCCTACCGGAAGACAAAACAGAAAATGCCTTATACGTTTCTCGTACTGTAACCCCGTATAAAACGTATAAAATGAAGGATAGGTTCGTTCAGGACTTGAACCTGAATCTCCGGATGGAACCTTTACAGGATACGTCTCCGGTGTTCTACCAGTTAAACTAACCAACCAATCTATTTTAATATTAGAATTTCATTTCACTAATGATATCATCATACACTTTATTAGAAAACTTGCCGCAACCTTTAATTTCGGGGCAACCCTTAAACCACCAGCATTGAGGCTGACAACAGCATCCCACAGCCTTAATAATAGGGTCTTCAGATTTTCTCATTTCGTTTACTATTTCCTGCATTGCTAGTCTTGTTCTCTTTTCAGTTCTGTTACAAAGACGAAGTTTTGCCATCTCAATAAAACTTTCAGGAGTATGGTCAAGTCCAAATAACTTTTCTTCATATGGGTCATTAGAACGTTCTTTACCATTGTTCCAATCCGGTCTACTTGACTGCACAAAAGGTTGTGGATGTCCTTTAGTATGTCTGATAAGTTGCATAATAACAGACTTTGGTCTCGTATCAATTATACGGAAGTGAATACATCGGACATTCGAATGATTGCATACAAATTGTTTAATCCACCATTCTGGTGTACCTCGTTCGGTACCAAGTCCGCAATCTTCTTCCTGTAAATCAATGCCTTGAGTAGTTTTATTAAATTCACGATAGTCATATACAGGGTTTTTATTTAATACTCGAAATCTCATTTTCCGTCATCTCCATCGATATTCATATTTGCTGATTTCATTTGTATCTTAGCCCATTTAATTGCTTTAATACATTCGTCACATAATCGGAATGTAGTATATCTTGCTTCTGACTGGGTTAGTGATACTGCTTTACCACAAGCCGCACAAGGAATAGCATAACCAGGTTCACTTAACGGAATACTCTTCACTTCAGTATCATTTGTCGTACCGATAGGATTAATCCATTCACTCATATTCGAACTCCATTTAATGTAGTGATATCTGGTGCAATTGGTTTATCAATATGCATATACAGTTCAGGATTGACAAACTGTCCTGACGGGATATTGCTCAATTGATTTACAGTTTCTTCATCAGGCTCTTTATGAAGATTTGGAATACCGCACCAATCTTTAATATAACTGGCTACATTGTCATTATAGAAATCATAAACTTCAGATGGTATTGTCATTATCCTGTCATTATTACAAGCCCATGAGCTTATAACATTCTTTGGTACACATCCTTTTCTACAGTTCATAACATTATATAGTCTTGGACTGACAATAAATATATTTTCATTGCCATTCAGGAAAGATTCAGCTGCGGCAAAATGAATATCATCTGCATGCTTGGCAAATCTTTTATTTGCCCTGTGTCGTTTGATATGCTTTATCTTCTGAGACAGTTTCATTCCTCACTCCTCTCAATCATTGCATCTGCCTGTTTGTAAGCCATATCTGCTATTTCATCAAAACTCTGGTCCGTAAGTTGTGAGTTAGCACTGAGAGCTGTCATAGCCTGGATAGCAATGTAATCACGGACCTTAAGCCCTGTATAGACAGTACCTTTACCATTACTATCATATAACTTATATGGAAATACATTCTTATCTGCTTTCATTTCTCACCTCTTTCTTTAATAATAAGTTCAATCAATTCTTCTTTAGACAATTTCTCAAGTTCAGTTCTATCAGTATCAAACTGAGGAATATCATACCAGAGTTTAGGTGTAGAACATACGCACTGTTCTTCATCATAATAATCACTGAAGAGACACCATCTACCGTTATGATACTGTACTGCATCACCTTTTTCATTAAGTACCCATCTACTATTACTCGGTAAATCATCAGGATTAATCATAAGATTATGTACATTAACGCTGATTTGAAAACATGGACTATTTGGTATTGTCATTTTGTTCCCCCTGTTCATTAGTAACATCCTGATAATTCATTTCAATGTTTGTGTTTACTTCTGTTGTTCTTGTGTAATTAATGTTCTTCATAGCTACAGCAAAGTTCACATCATAACACTTCTGGCAGTTATAGGCTGCAATCATTGTAAAACATGCAGAAATAATCACAATAGAAAAAGCACCTATTGAACCCTTAACGCCAAGTTCTTCATCAAGTGCATCCAATCCTATTTTTACTAAAATACAAAATGTTGCAAACCCAAAAATGAGTGCAACAACACACCACAAAACAGCTGCTCCTGTCATATTATACCTCCATCCTGTTTATAAACTCTTCAAATGCGTTTGTTATATCTTCAACACAATAAGAAGTTATTTCAATGCGATGGCAACATTCACCTTCATAATATCCGAAAGCAAGTTTACCTTCAAAAGCATATTTAAAATTCTCTACATTGATTACCTCAGGATTTGGTACGGTGAAAGTATATTTAGTATCTGAATCTGGAATAGTGAATACAATTTCATAATAATAACTTTCATAACCACCAGAATACATATCCACAATCTTGACCGGTTTCTTGAATACTTTGTCTTCCAGATACTTTCCAAGATATTCAAACATCTGTTTATTGGCTTTGTATTCCTTAGAACGTTTATCTGTATTCTCAGGTGTATGAAAATAATCAAATGCAGGTTTAATTCTGAAAAGGAAATCGAAATAGTTTACATTATCCTTTACCGTATTAACCCGGCTCCCTTTTGCAAGCTGAAGTAGTTTTGTGTATTTATCTACTTCGTGCTGCATATCGTTTACAAGCTCATTTGCCTTACCGATTTCCATAAGACGTTTGAGATTTTCTTCTCGTTCCATCTGTTCGATATAATCCATAATTTATTGCTCCTAACTTTAATTATAGAATTATGTTGATTTCTACTGATACTGTTCTGTCTTATTAAGAATCAATGATACCTTGGAATTGTCTTTGCTGAATCCGCCAAGTTTGGTATCACCAGACCACACTTCATACCAATAGCTCATATACTCATGAATCTCAGGGTATGTATCTCCATAATGTGTTGCAATTTCTTTTAGTTCTGTAACATCATGGAATGTACGGGTGAGTTCTACCTTACTGTCATGATAAACCTCAGTTACTTTTAATTCCATTTTAATCCTCCAGTATCATTTTGAACAACATTACTATTCCTTTGACTAAAACAGAAACAAGGGATGTGAAGAATGCAGTCTTAAGATAATCAAGGAAGGTAAGATGATAACCTGTTATATTTTCCATTGTCATAATTATCTGATGGTATAATGGAACAGTCTCCAGACCCCATAAACTGATACCACTGATAAGAATTGCAACAATCATTAATCCTATAAACTTAAAAATATATTTCATTTTATTGCTCCTAACTTTAATTATAGAATTACTTTGATTTCGACATCATATGCATTATTTTTATTTTATAATCATTCATAAATCTTGCGGATTCTACTGACAGTTTATTCACACAGGTCTCACAGAAATAAAACTGCATTTTACCTATCCACATTTGAATTGAAGTTTCGTTACCACACTCAATACATTTACCGTATCCGTTTACAGATGTTATTTTCATCTCATTTCCTCTTATATTCATGTTTGAAACAAATTTCACTAGAGGTTGGTTTACCAAGTCGTTGTGCTGCCTGATATATTCTTATCCTGTCAGTTATTTGAGTATACCAGCTAACATAGTGAGGGTTATCTTCAAAATCAACATAATCAATTGTACTGTAAGGATTGTATATGCCAAGTTTCCATTCGGCTATTTCAATCTTTCTTCGTGTCATACAGTAATAATCAGCATTAAACAGTTTATACAGATAATCGTCAAAACTCACAATCTTACCACTCCGGGTCTTGCATTGATTTCCAATGACAATATCTACTTGAACGTTCTCTCTGAATATCGTCTATTCTTTTCTGCCACTTCTCAACATTACGCCTTGCTATATCAAGTTTGCGGCAAAGTTCATTATCAGACATTTTCTGAATTGGTGTCAGTTCTACCTTTACAAGACCTTCACAGAACTTCTCTAATCTTTCTTTCTGTTCTTTAGTTGCCGGAACAGGATTAAAAGATTCAGTTGCTTTATCGATTTCTTCCTGAGCATTAGTGAAGATATCTGCAAGTTCTTTCTCAACTCCTTCTAATGGCTCTACATAATCTTCAATATTGAAATCAGTGAAATTAAAAACACCACCTTTGAAAATAATGCGAAGTATACCATGCAAATTAAATCTGGCATACATAATTGTATCACCTTTATTGATATGTACTGCTATCGAATTTACATCACATACAGTAACATCTCTTTTACATTTATGAACTTTATATGTCATATTACCAATTCCACTCCCTCATCATATACTGTAGATGTAAATCGTAATCATATCTTTCCAAACGTTCCTTATTGTGTTTTCGTTTAAGATACTCATTCATATCCTTTTCAAATCTTTTATACTCAATCCAATCAAAGAACGCACAGATACCATACAGTATGTACAAAACAAGAATAGTTATGAAGACGGACTGAATAATATCCCATAATGTTTCAAGAATTATCATCTTACCACCTTCATTTCAATATTGTTTAATACACACTTCTTAATATCTTTCTTATCTTTAATTGGAATCCAAGTATACCAGTTCAAGTCGTGTTCGGCTCTTCCAAAATACATTATCTGAAGATTACGATTAAAAGCTGATTCATAGAACTGTATCTTCTGTTTGGCCAGTTGTTTCATTCTTATACTCCTTCTTTATACGATACATTGGTTGATAATATCGATAGTCATATAAAACACAATCAGCTTCCGGGCCATGACATTGAGCATAACCATTATAAATATAACGGTCACAAGTAGAACACTTGTTATTAGGCTCCTCAGGGGCATTTTCAATTTTTATTTTAGGTAAACATGTGACTTCTGTCATTTATAACTCCCTTCTACAAATAAAGAAACTCTTCCAGAGCTTCATCATACTTCATTTCATACTCAACAGTTTTATCTAAACTACTTACACAATGAAATTTCTCTTCATATGCCTTACATTTATCCTGAAGTTTACGAACTTTCTTTTCAAACTTTCTCAGTCTGTTTAGTTCTTCATCGTGAGCCTTAAACGCTTCATAAACCCATTGAACAGGAATGTAAATCAAATCTGACCTCATATCCCATTCATTCTTTTTATCACCAAATACTTCTTCTCGTTTCAGTTCATATTTGGATAATAGACTTACCCACCATTCGGTGAATTCTTTATTAAATCTCATCGCCTATCCCCTCAAAGTCAAACTGATTCATCGGCAGATACAAATCTTCACTACATTTTGATTTTACGATATAGTAGAGCTGGTCTTTTGATAATCCTGACTGTCTACCGCATTGTTCTAACTTATGAATCATTTTGTAGGATTTATATCCAATGGTAATAGATTGAACCATCAGAACCCTAAGAATATCATGTTTATCATTGTCGTAAAATACTGCTGTCATCTATTCCACCTTTTCCCAAGATTCAAGTTGATAATTAGTAATCCATTCCCTACCTATAAGAATGTGAGCTTGCTCGTTTTCCCGGTAATCTATTCCTGTAACCATCATTGAATGAGTGTGACTTTCATTTTGAATAACATCACCAATCTTCAAGTCAGTCCATTTAAGACCTTCAGGTTTGATACGGTATTCACTAGTAATATCCCACATAGGTTTATTATCGCAACAATCTTCCCAACCGTGTCCTGAATTATATTGAATGATTTTACCGTCTTCCCAAGCTGCTATTATGTTAGCAAATTGTCTTCGAGCAGTGTACCATTTCTCACATTCATCTTCAGTACCTTCGAACAGCTTAGTCTTGGCACCATATTCTTCCTTAACAGATTCCCATCTATCACTTCTACAACCTGTAAGATAATAATCTTCAGGATTAGATAGTCCTCTGAAAAGATAAACAATCCAATTCTTTTCTTCCGGCTCTGAGATAAGGTAAACAAGCGGCCAAGCTCCTCTGAATTCCGTTCGAAACCTGCGTTCATGACCTTCGTCAAATACTTCTCTAAGCTCTGCAACTTCACATTCAGCAGAAACTTTTCGTTTCAAGGAATCAAGGTCGTTGGCAGAAATAACCTTACTACCAACTTTAAGTTCATCAGCGTTCAAAGCTGTAAAAACACGTTCTTTCTGAAATTCCATAATTTTACTCCTTATTATAATTATAGAAAATTACTGATTTCTAGGATGATAACCTTGATAAGAAAAGTAATCAGCTCCAAGGTCATTATTATTTCTTTGAATATACATCCATTCCTTATCTTCTTTAGGTTCAGGCTTATCAACTTCATCAAGGTTCTTCTGATACTCCATACCACGTACAATGGCAAGTTCTACAGTATCAGCAGGTAATAAGTTTTTAATACGAGATTCATCTAGTATCTGAGCAATCATGTATTGAATTGCTTTTGATTTCTGAAGTGCTATGTAATCTATTACGTCACTCATTGTATATCATCCTTATGTTTTTCTTTATACCAATTCTCGTATCCTTTCACATACTCATTGTAATCAGGCATACTTCTTGGACAGAACATTTTACAATCTGAGAAATTACTTTCAGCTTCTCTAAGTTTATTCTGAAGACTATCCCTCTGTTCAATAAGATGTGTATTCAGTTTCTTTAATGTATTATTTTCATCAATCAGTTCTTTATACTCGTCACCATTGTTCAACCATATTTTAAGTGAACGATAACAATCATTACAAAGTTCCTTATCAAGTTTATAACCTCTGGTATCTTTACCGATAAGGTTTCTGTACTTGAATCTACGGACAGTAAAGCAATTAAGATTTTCAACCTGTTCCTTACCGCATCTTGCACAGGTAAAAATAATCTGTGTTTTCATTTATTTCTCCTTTGTATTAAGTGCCTTTTTCAAATCTTCCATGACGCAGCAATAAAGATTTGTTAATATCCTATCTGCGAATACGTCTCTGGAATCCTCATTTATCTTTCCTTTATCGATAAGCATATTTATATACATAATCAGGAAGTGAGAAGTATTATTACGAACATCTTTTGTAACTTCATTCCACAACTTATATTGTTTTTCTATAGTGAGTTTAGAACAAGCATTATCAGGGTCAGATAGTTTAATAAGTTCTTCTAATTTTTCAAACAGTTCATTATCACTCATAGTTCTAAAATCCCTTAGTTACAGATACAGTATCAAGAGTTCCGACAAACAGTATATGAATGTCATCAAAGATAATATTCAGACTGTGGTCGTAAAACTCCTGTCCTGTATGTTCGTGATAATATTCCCATGAAACAAACTTGATGAAGTTACCTTTTGGAAATTCAAACTTATTACCTTTTCCAATAATATGACTGTAAGAAATCTTATTGTTTATCATATGTTTGAAGTCTAACGAAACGTCATGTGCATGATTCATTCCGTATGGTGTAATGTAGATTACGTTCTTACCTTTCTTTACAAGTTTCAACGCTCTTTTAAGGCAGCGATAAGTTTTTCCTTTACCCTTATTCAGTTCAATCTTTTTCATTTGTTTGTTCCTTTGTAATATTATCCAATACATGCTGATAAGCCTTTCTTACAGAAGTGAAGATGTGGTCTGCAATCCAATCTCTCTGTTCATCTGTGAAACCCATACCATAAGTATAAGATAATTCATAGCTTACTCTTTCTCTAGCATAATTGATTGCATCTGGGCTATAAGGCTTCTTCTCACCGTTCTTATCGAAATAACAGTTATCACCTTCCTGTATCATTTTCTATTCCTCCTTTAAGAACTGTTCTACTTCTTCAACTAATTCCGTATATCCTTCGTTTTCATATAGCTCTCCGCCCATCTGATTAAATACCGGAGTATCTATCATTTCTTTAAGAAGCTCTTTTGCCTTAATGAGTTGTTTCTCACATTCCTTATACCCTGAAATATAGATTGATTCTTCCCTAAGATAGATATCCTGCTTAGTAGGTTTATCAACTAACTTGTGAGTATGATTCTCGATACAGTCTTTTGCCAATGATTCGAGATATGTCATACTTCTACTCCTTCTCGAAACATTCGTTCACATCATACCAATTCTCATTGTATTCAATCTTAGAACTTTCAACATCATTTACCATGAGTGCCTTTCTTAAATTATCAATGAGTCTATTCATATCAAACTCATCTGCACATTTGACATCAATGTTTACCTTAATTGTTTTCATAATGTTTTGCTCCTAACTTAATTATAGAATCAGATGTATTTCCGATAACTGAATGGTTTACCAACCTTTACGGTAACAGAATCACCACTAGGGTCAAAGAACACTTTCTTTTTATAGACTACTACGAAATGGCTTTCTTTACTGTCTGGTGTCTTTTTGTATTCAACAATCCAATAACCGTTATCAGGTAATTCCTTCAATGACGATATGAATACCTTCTGTACATCTTTAATACTGCCGCCAAGGACATTATTAATAAACTGTACCGGCTTAGCTACATAAGCGTCATCTTCAAGATAACCCTTATCCCAACCTGTCAGTATAGCCATTGTCATTTTTGGTAAGTTCCATTCCGGATTAAACTTCTTACACAAGCAATATGCATAACAGGTATGAGCAAAGAAATCAGCCATTTTGTTCTGAACATTTTCCATTTTTATTTCCTCCTGAATAATCTCTTTATACATTCGAACAGTATTACGAATAAAGCGATAAGCATTGGTCCACCAATTATTATTGTTATGATAAGATATGCAATCTCTTTGAAGGTCATTACTCCACCTCGCTATCTTTTATCCTTACAAGTTCAACATTTCTTCTCCAAAACGTCTGGTAATTATCTCCTTTTAATTTCAGCCAAAAATGAGCAGTATCCATTTTGAAATTGATAACATCTTCAACTTCAATTATTTTATCTGTTCCTCTTGTTCTTACAACTACTGTCATTTTTACTCCTTACTTTCCAACAATCCAAGTTTCTTAATTCCGCAATCTTCTTTTGTGCAATCTTCACAGAAACAATCGGGGCAACTGTCATCTTTTAAGAATTTCTTTGCTTTTTCCCATTTTTCTTCAAAATCGTCATTGTGTTCTGGGTCTGAATATAAAGCCCATTTAAGTAGTTCTTTTGCTTTGGTGAATAAACTCTGATATTCATACTCATTATCCTTTGCAATCTTGAAACAGTCTTTCAGTTCTGTATTCTCCTTCTGCAATCTTTCGTTATACTCAATTACAACTTCTCTGTCGTGCTTAATTTGAGAAAGTGCTTTTTCAAACTTTTCATTTTTAATCTGCTCTAACTTCTGTTCAAGTTCTTCAATATGCCTTTCTGCGAATGCTGCTAAATCATACTTGGTAAGCGGTTTCTGCTTACTGTTGATATACTTCTCTGCTTCCTTTTCAAGTTCTTTATTCATTCTTCTTTTACTTCTCCTCTCTTACGTCTGAAAGATGTATAGCATATACAGGTTTGTCGATATGTAAGTCTGTGTCTTTACCGTCAACTACTTCAATCTTCGTGATATTGGCAGTCATATATTTGTTTGTGTAACCGAGACGCAAAATACATGAGCATAAAACAGGACAAACACCAGCTTCAATACAAACACCAAATCCTTTTTCAAACGGATTATGACCGGGAAGATATGTACCTTCATAATACCCAAAGGTGTTTGAAAGCCTTTGCTTCCAATATGGCTTGACTTCCCGATACTCAATCGTCTTTTCGCCGCTTTTGATTTTCTCGTACCATTCTTTCTTCAATGGAAATATAAGCATTGTTTTACTTCTCCTTAAACTCAGGATACTCTGTCTTTAATCAACACAATGAGCAAACCGAATATAAGGTCTACACAAAACATGCTCAGACATGCTAGACCATAACTCTGTGTTTTCCAATTAAATATGAATAGCAGAATATTAAGTAATAACAATATAAGTTCATAGAATATCCATTTCATAATTCTTTTATTCCTCCTTTACCTTACCAATAACAGTACCATCTGTGAATGTATAATCATCAAACAATTCTTTTAATTCGAGATTACAATCTTCAGTACCTATATCGTCACGTTCATAAAGTTTCTCAAATAAGAAATCAGTAATGAGATACACCCTGTTCTTCTGCTTGTTCTTTATCCAGATAAACGGCATAGTACCTTCCGGTCTGTTCTTGTTCTGTGGATACTTATTATCCCATGCGTCTATAAGTTCCTGTACTGAATCAAACGGTACATACTCTATCTTAGTACAATAGCTTTTACATCTCTTACCCGGAGTATCACACATGTTATGTTTGAGGCATTCTGTACATTCGTCTATACGGTATTCATAATGAACAAAATCATGCTGACTAAGGTCATCCCAACCAGTACTTTCTTTCCAAGGGTCATTACTTACACCAAACTCCTTAAACTGTATCTTCTTACCTTCCCTTGCCGCCTTAATAACATCACCAAGGTATTCATGGTCATAAATGAATCTGTCTATTTCAAATTCATTTGTAGATTGAAACAGCACATTCTCCAGAGTAGGACTAGTCATCTTAGCAATATGATTATTAAAGTACTCAACATAGTACATAGTTTCAGGTTTGATACGATATTCATCACCAATAAAACATGGTTCACCATCTATATCTACCCAATCATCTCCATCTTTGAACTGTAGCTGTTTACCTTCAAGATATGCTTTACGGAACTCATAATACGGGTCGTAATAGGCAAACGGATAATCACAAGTTATTCTATTGACATCATAATAAGTAAACGGACAGGTATCATCGTCACTACTGGATAATGTTACCATAGCTTCAGTACCATAATTTACTTGACTTTTTAGTGATGCAATATTCTGTGCAACGAATCCTTTCTTGTCGTCAAGTTTATCATCCCATTCGAAATAGACGAATTTCTTGTCATATAATTCCATAATTTTACTCCTTTGTTATTTCTAAGCTGCAATACCTAATTTCTTGAATACAACATTCTTCATTCCACGGATAAAGGTTTCAGCATGTTCATCTGACCAGTTCTCTTGCAAATCTTTATAATGTGGCTCCAGAAACATATCATAAAGATATAACTGAGCAAACATGTTCTGCTCGGCATTCTCTTTATAATCCTCATACTTCTTCCATACGATTTCTACTTCTTTCTTCAGTTCCATAATTTTACTCCTTTATTATTATAAATAGTGCTGTTACACGTATTCCCTTTTTACATTGAAAGTGCATAACCCAGGAACCTGAGATTCATAAAGAACCCGAATTCATCCTTGAGGTTATCCCAGTTATTGATAAACTCTGTCATTGATTTAAGATGTTTACCTATGAAGAACTCTTTGAGATATTCAAAGAAATTCTCATTGAACATATTGATTGTGAAACTGTCGTAACCAAACGCTTCACTCTTTACGTGCAGGATACCGTTTACAGCATCTAATTCAAAATCCATAATCTGCCTCCTAAAGCAATCTTTTATTTTAATTATAGAATCTTGAACTAATCTGACATGTCGATAACACTAAAATCTTCACCAAGGCAGCTGTCCTGGAACAGTTTCAATTCATCCTCTATGTCCTGTTCATCATCTGTTCCGATACTGCTGAAGAAACCATCATCCGGTATCTCTACTTTCTCAAGTTCCTTATCCATCATCATCTGTTCGTACTGTATATGTTCTTTTGTATATAAAAGGAATGATGCACCGGCAACACCATCACTACAGTCCTTAAACCATACAGGCTCATTAGGATTAGTATTATGCGGATGGTCTACGTAATTAGTTGCAAGGTCTTTTGTGAGATTTATCAATTCATGTTCCCACGTCTTATAATAAGGCAGCTTATATCTTCCCATCTTTGCAAAGTTCAGCATTACCATATAAGGTATAGGGTCTTTATCTACTGACAGGTATTCACTATGGTCGTTACCGAATATCTTCTTACACTGAGGAATGAGGAAGTCTTTTGCGTAATGGTCTCCGCTGATGAACGCAAACTTTACTCCATTGTCTTTCATGTAAAGGATTAGGGCTAATATCTTCTCCTGGTCAATCTGATTGTCAGGTATATCCTTATTCATAAACAGCCTGACGGTAAGTACAGTCCTTATAACCCTGTCGTCAATATCATAATACAAAGCTGAGAAACCTGTATGGTCATGCTTTTGTGAAGCATCAACATGAAGATAAACGTTCTCACCGTGATAATGTTCTAGTGCTATATCAGGATTCCATATATCAGACGGAGACGTACCGTCATATATACCGATATAAGGTATTTCTTCTCTGAATGGTTTTCTTATTGTCCTGTCCCATATCTTTTCTACAACCTTAACATTCATGTACTTGTTTGTTCCTGCCATTACCTTACCTGACATATTGGCCAATGAGAATGCAAGGTCTTCTTCATAGAACTTTCTTATGGATACAGGAACCATCTCTATCAGATTAGGATTCTCTTCAAGGAACTCTTTGCAGCTCATTCCGTAAAGTTCATTGATACGGTTAGTTATTGATTCATCTGCCATATCTACAATGAACGGTTCTATATCTCCATTTCCTATGAATATAGGGAACTTCTCTTTACTGAAGTTCTTAGGATTAGCTTCATAAACTGAGGCTTCCATGATTACAGTGTCACCGTCTTTCTTTGCCTTTTCTACCTCAAGTGCTACAAAGGAGGAACTTGTCGTAGATGATGAAATGATACCTGAGAAACCGCCCCATATACCTTTTTCATTACTGTATGTCATTACGGAACGCTGTCTCATTTCCTGGAACATCTTCTGTGTTTCTTCTACTTCTGTTCCCTTTGCTACCTTTCGTACGTTCGCCTCATCAAGTACACAGCCAAGCATATCTTCACCGATGATATGACTTACGTTAGAACCGGAACGTACTTCGCAGAACGGAAATATTAATTCTGATTCGAGAGGTTTTCTCTTTACATCAGGTAACTGCCAGTATGGTGTCTTATCAATAATCTTTATCAGTCCTTTAAGACCGGTTGATTCAGATTTACTCATTGTATATGACAGCCAGTATATCTTAGGTATTGTCGAAGATGACAGATTGAACAGACAGGGGAAGTTCTTCCAGCAGCTCATTTCATATAATATACGGTCTAGTAAGATTCTCGTACCGTATGACTTACCTGTACGTGACGCACCTGTACATATAAACTTTCTCTTAGGTACTGTCATACCCAGTTCGTTCTTATATGTCGCATGACTGAACTCCTTAATGAAATCTGCTACATAAGGTCTTATAGCATCTACTTCATCTCCTAAGTAGAACTCTGAAGTAAGCCATTCTTCTATAGGTACAATCGGTCGTATTAGTTCTGGTTTCGCCATATATCTTTATTCTCCATAACACCGGATAAATTATATTACCCGTATATAATAATATATTAAGTTACCTGAAATTTAGTCTGTAACGTGCCTAGGATTGTCCTGGTGAGGTTTTCTGGCAAAAATAATGATATTTCATTACCGAAGTGATTTGGGCTCGCTGGTGCGAAGATATCGAAGAGTTTTAGTAACATGGCATAAAAAATCCGTACCCTTATGTTGAGTACGGATTATCAAGAACATTCCTTTATTCTTTTATTGAAGTAGGAAAGCTGCTGTATATATCAATAATACTGACAAGATACCTGATACATACATTATCTTTCTCCACAGTCTTGCTCTAGGATTCCTTTCCTCACGGCATTTCATTTCCCTATCAATCGAGATTACGAATAATACTCCGATGATACCACCCAAAATAACCATAAAGTTTAACATAGAACTTGTTCCTCCCTTAGTTTCTATTTTATCTTATGTTATTATTATCGTCAATAAAATAATGAAACTTTAATAAAAAAAGAACCGTCACAAAAACTTTATGACGGTTCCGCTTTAGGATGGTATTTATATGACTTATTCTGACTAATACTAATTATAGAATTTCATTCTGAACAGAATTTATAAAGGTTATCCTGCAGATAAGGTGTTGTAGATTTTACTTCTTCTTTCTTATCTGTTGTTCCTTTAACAGTTCGTGTAAAATATTCCGTAGAAGAAATATATTGTAATGAAGTAAATCCTTTTTCCCAACAATTAATAGGGTTTATTCCGTTTATATCAGGATTGAGACCTGGGAGAATCCAGTCTGTTACTTCTTTCTTTTCTTTTATTTTATAACCATTTGTGTATAAAGGAAGTCTGTTGGAACGCCTAAGATTATAAACTATTTCTTCATCTTTTACTTTCGACTTGATATAATCATCTTTAATATGTCTGTACATATTTACAGGATTCTTTACTACAGTGCGTGAAGATAGAATATCACATTCTATATCAAGAAGACGCATTACCAGACGATGCGTTTCATTCCATAAATTATGAGATAAGACATTATATTTACCCATAAAATACGAAAAGGATTGCCGGAGCATACCCTCAAGAACATACTCAAGATTTCTCTCAGTAAGCTCTTCATCTTTCAGTTCAGTAAATTTCTTTTTATTTACATTATAAATACTCCAGCCTATGTTACTTGATACGGGGAAGAACGGCTGATTGTATATTTTAATCAATCTCGGTAACCAATAGGGAAGGTCAGCCCAATCGTTGAATATAAGATTGGTACTTGTTCTGTTTTCTTTGAAAAATCCACGTACAGATAGCTCAGGCTTAAAATCCGTTGTCGGTTTCAAGAATATATCATGACAGATTGATACTTCTTTCTTTCTGAGCACAATCTTCCTGTCAAAGATTGTAGTAGGTAAAAGGTCAAAGGAGCATTCAAGACAGGGAGCTTGTACAGGCTTAGGTGAATATTTCCATTCTCCGAAACAGAATATTTCTTCACCCTCGTTTACTTCACTTATGGGAATGAGGCCTCTGGTTTTAGATGTTACAAGTCTGTATCTGTAATCACTCGCTCTCATTTGTCTGATTTATTGTTTCAAAGATAGATGTTACCGGATTAGTTCCGGTCTTATCTACATCCGTATTCAGATTATTATTCTTGAGATATTCGAGAAGAACACTATCAGCACCCTTACCGTTATCCTTAGGCTGCTCTAACGCCTTAATCATAACTTCACCACGAATACAGGTATCAAGGAGTTTTCGTTTACTTTCGATGATATCTACCTTAGCTTTTGTAAGAACTTTTACAGCGGCAACAAGCTGTTCAGGGTCCATAGCAAGTGTTCCGTTGGTGATGATACTGTTCAGTTCTTTTATTGCATTGGTTGTAGCAGTATCAAGTTTAGATTCATATTCCGTAAACTCTTTAGATTCTGTCAGCTTATTCAATATTCCCCTTACGTCTGGGAGAATACTTTCAAGTTCACTATTCGTCATCTGAGAAGGTTTCGCATTCATCTAGTACCTCGCTTTCAATTACAGGAATATAATAATGATTGATTATTTTCTTTTCTGAAGAAACTACGGTATATTCCTTATCTTTATATTCAATGATTTCTCCTTTTTTATAATCGGAGAATATCTGTTTATCATCTTCAATGTATTTTATGTTATGAAGATTTGCAGCACACAGTCTTCGCTTGGAAGGAATCTTTAATGTCTGACCTTCAAAAATATGAAGCAACATAAAGAAATCATCACCAGTAATAAGATAAGCAGATAACACTTTGTCTATGTCCATGTTATTTCTGACGGCAAGACTGGCCATTAGTTTATCGTTTTGTTTTTTGAATATCATCTCTTCCTCCCACTTCTCTGTTTTTTCCTCTCCACCATGCGTAAACAATAAGTGGAGCACTGCATTCTTTTTTGTCTGTATATTCGGTGTAGTCTTTATAGAACTTATCTATATCTATTGAAACACCTTTCTTGTTACAATATCTGGCAAAATCATTTATCGAATCCATGACTTCATCAGTATTAATTGCCTCTACCGTATTCTCTATAACAGGACTATTACAATCTTGTTCAGGTACATGATTCTTGATTTTCATCCAAGCCCGCCATGCTTCGTTATTAATACGGCTTATACAGAAAGTCTGAATCTTGGAAATTGAAGGGTCGAAATCATTTATCTTTTTAAGAAGGGCTTCCCAACAAGTTTCATAGAACGTATCAAACTCCATCTGAAGCCCTTTCCATTGCCAGTAGATTCGTTTACACCAATATTCATAATCGTTAATGAATTCTGGTGTAAATTCATGTTTGACTAAATAACTCTCAAATCCCGAATATTTTCCCATAGTATTAAACCTCTATAGTTCCAGCCAGACCATAATTAACTTTTATCTTACCTTTATACCAGCGAGAAACTTCATTAATTAATCTGGAGCATTCTATGTTCTTTATCGGATACCACCATACAAAATTGCCCGGTTTAAGATTTGTCTGACCGTGAAATATTGTTTTGTATTTACTCGGAATTGTAACCGGTTTAAGAACCTGTATCATTGTCCCTATAACAATTTGTTCTTCTTTTTCAATCATACCCTATTCCTCTGCATTAAGTATAAAAGACTGAATCTCATAAGAGTATCCGTCTTCTTCATGGTCACTATTAAGTCTGTCACACATTATCTTAGCTTTCTCTTTATCTGAGAAAGCCGCAATATTCCATGAAGTTCCTTCAGGCTCATAATAACAAGATATCACATAAACTTTCATACAATATCCTTTTAGATGAGCTGAACAGTCTTTTTCACAAGTTTAAGCTCACAGTTTAATTTCTGTGAAAGATTCTGTTTGTGAGATTCCAGCTGTAACTGATTATCACAACTCATGACAACAGTTCCGTCAGGCTTCACAAGTTGCCAAGTCTCTTTAGGTGTAGACTGATTAATGTTCACAATTCCATCTTTTCCAAATGCTGGCATAGTTTATTTCCTCCTATTTTAGATTATTCATCTACTCCGACTGCAAGTATGTCATAAATACTTACAACATCATAGACTACATCAATACCATTTTCTTTTATGATAACTTCTGTATTAAGTCCTTTCGGATAGAATACATACATTCCAACTTCAACACCAGCTTCTTTAATATCAGGGTGTGTACCAACGCCAACTACAGTACCTTCATACTTTCTTTCCTGTTTAGCAGAAGTAAGAATAATTCCACTTTCTGTAACTTCCTCATCAGTTGCTACTTTTACAAGTACTTTTTCATTCACAACCTTCATTATAATCATATAACCATTCCTCCATTTTGTTCCATGAGTATATCCATTATTTCTTCCGTCTCTGGCGGAATAAGACTGCGTTTGAGATAATTCTCTATCTTGGTGTTGATAGTCGAATCAACTTTAGGTACACGTTTATTCAGATATGAATTAACCGTGTAATACTTTGTGAGTATCTGATATAAAGTATTATAATCAGATTCGCTTAATTCCACACCGTCATCGTATTGTAATGGTGAGATGTGATATCTTCTTAAAATATCTTTGAATTCCATATTATTAATATTATACACGATAAATTGAAATTTCAATGAAAAAACCCTACACCGTTTAAGATGTAGGGTTTAAAATAATCAAAAGATTATTTTAGTAAAGAACAACCTGAGTGATTGTATTAAACACTCCCTTACTGTCATTAAGACCGTAAGACTGAAGAATTGCTCTACAATCATTTCCTGTAATCTTATTGATACTGTTTGGTTTATTGAGTGTGTTCTCAACAACCGGAACAAAATCTTTAAGATTATTTACGATTGCCTTAATAGCTGTTTCTTTACGACCGAACTCAAGTCCACTTTCCAATTCAGAAAGAAGATATCCTTCACGCTGCAAAGGCTGTTTCATTTCTGAAAGAACCGGAACAGCTCTGAACTTAGCAACGCTCTTTCCGTCTTTGCATACCGCACACATAATTGATTTTGCGGTATCCATACGGAACTGAACACTGTCGCAATCTTTAAGGTAGTTATTAAAGATTACACCGTAGTTCATAGTGTCTTTAATACCTGCTTCTTTATAAAGTCCTGGTGCTTCATAAGCAAGAACATTTTCAAGGGCAGATACACAAAGTCCGTTAGGAAACTTTCTATCGATATAAGACTGTACAGCTTTTCTGTTTGATGCAAGTGTTTCTTTAGCTTTCATTGTAAGAGGATTCTTACTTCTGATTACTGAAGAAGTAATTCTCTTTGAGGCGGAACCAAAATTGAACATCTTAGAAGTATCTTCTTCAAATGTCATGTAGTTCCACTTATCAGCTGCACTACAAAGGAAGTTACCTACAACAGTCTGTCCAACATCATTAATAGATTCAGCTCTTGGAAATACCGCATAATCTTCAGGATTTACTGAAGAAGTAAGTAACTGCACCTCTACTTCCGGTGTTTCAACACTAGACTTAATGTTTCGTTCATGGTTATAAACCTTGAAGTTATTAAGAAGAAGCATACAATCATCTGCGTTTACATCGCAAGCCTGATTAAAGTAAGAAAGAACAGCTTCTGGAGAGTTTCCTTCCATAACAAACTTTCTTCCTACTGAATCTTCAAAGATAACAGAGTTCTGAATAACCTTTGTCGGAACGAAGAATGTATTCTTACATTCGATTCCTTTCAAACCAATCTTTGACTGAGTTCCAAACAATGACTGAATGATATACTTATGAAGAACTTCATCAAGTCGTCCTGACTGAATCTCAAAAAGATTGTTTTTCTTATGATTGTAAATCAAAGCACCGCCACGTTCATTAAGTCTTACTGAAACGATGTTGCCTTTGTACTGGATGTCGTATCCGTTTTCAACAAGCATTGCGTCATCAACAAGACCTTTATCAGAAAGTGCTTTGACGAAATTATTTGTTCTAATCATTTCTAATCTCCTTCACAAACAAGATACATTTAGGGAAATTAGGGGAAATTAGCGGAAATTTCCCCTAATTCCATTAGAACATTGCATTGTACAATTTGTTCAATGTATTTGCATTGCGAGTATTACTGCTCTTAATTGCGATTTTTTCCTCATTCATCTTTGTCTGAGAACTCTGGAAAATTCTTTCTCTTTCTTCTGCTTCGTGCATCTGCTGAAGTTTTGCCTTTGATTCGATTGCACGGCGTTCGTTAGCCTGAGCCTTTTTTGCAATTACAGACTGTCTGATTACTTCTCTGTTCTGTCTTGCCATTACAGATGAACGAACCGGTCTACGTGCAGCCGACATTGCAGGTCTCTGAACAGGTGTTCTTTCAGGTCTACGTGCTGCAGAAGTTACAGGACGGCGAACAGGTGCTCTCTTACCGTTGAGAAGTGATTCTCTGCGAGCTGTTACAGGACGTCTTGCAGATGCAATCATTTTCTTACCCTGTTCAATTCCTTCTTTCTTTGCGTTCATGATAGCCTTGGCAATCTGAATCTTTTCATAGTTCTGGAATACAGGATGTTCAGCGGCACCACGTGTAAGAACAACCTTACCGTTCTTGAGAACTGGTTTATACTGTCCCTTACCGTTTTCAACAAACTGAGCACAACAAGCGATAACTCCCTGTGTAGTACTTCTGAAACAATATCCAAGTTTACCGCTACGAATAACTCTTCCGTTAAGAAGAGCTGACATATCTTTAGCAGAAACTACTTTGTAAAGGTTATATCCCTTTTCTTTTGAAGAACGTACTCTCTGAAGTTTTACCTTTCTTACAGAGTTTGTAACAGGAACATCAACAACAACAATTGCTTCATCAGGAAGAACGATGTCTTCTGAAGCACCCTCAACCTGTTTCTGTGGGTCTTCTGCAGGGTCTCCGCTTGTCGAATCTACTGTCTCTGGAGAAGTAGCGTTTGTTGGGTCTCCCTCTTCTTCAAATCCATTGTTCTTTGGTTCAGCTGTCTGGTCTGGTTTTGTCTCAGATTCAGGAGCACCCTCAGAATTAAATTCATCGAAGTTAGATTTAATATAGTTGAAGAATTTAGCCTTCATATCTTTGTTTGAACGAATCTTCTTGAGAAGACAACATTCAATCTTCTTTTTAAGTTTGTCAGCTTCTTCTTCTTTCTTAGCAATAGCAGATACAATTACCCACTGAGCCGGTGTAAGTTTAGAAGAACCGACCATCTTCTTTACTTTCTTGAAAGCTGAAGACCAAGCCTTTTTGTTTGCACTTGACTTAATCTTTACGTAGCCTTTCTTATAGTTCTTTGTCGCACTGTTACCGATAACAAGTACATCATCCTCTGTATTCTCAGAATCAGCTGTATCATCGATATCAAGTGAATAATCGTCTGTTGTATCAAACATAGTACATTCGAGACCATCAACTGTTGAATCATAAACCTCATCAGGTTTCTGCTCAAGGTCAATTGCACCATCCTCAGATACCATTACACGAACTACAGAAGATTCAATCTCTTCAGGAATTTCTGCCTCTTCGATTTCTTCTTCCTCTGGCTCTTCATCGTGAGTATCATCGACCATATTACGAACTTCATCGAGAAGTGTATCAGCATCGATTTCTTTTTCCTCAACGTCTGCTTTCTCAATTACAGCGTCAGCAAGTGCGTCAATTGCTTCTACTGCATCCATGATGTCTTCATTTGAAATTTCAACATCAGCAAATTCCTCTGCATTAGAAACCTCATCGATTGTCTGTTCGTCAAGTTCGAACTGATTTTCATCTTTCTGAGATTCATCTGCGGACTTAATAATACGTTTAGCCATTTGTTTCTCCTTTTCCACCAAATTATAGATGGAATATGATTTTTAAGCTATATTTATATAACAATATATAAAATTAATTGAAATTATAGTTAAAATAAAAAGACCACAAACCGCTGGTAACAGTCTGTGGTCTTTCCTATTTGTTAAGAGGCATTGCCCATAAACAATATATAAGTCAATTATTCTTCGGTAGTGTAACCATTTTCTTCACACCACTGTAAGAATTCATCTATTCCATTTCCAAGGGATTCGACCTTGTTTTTTACCCATTCATCTATATTATACTCATCGATACTGAAGAAATTACCATAAGCATTAACTACATAGTAATCTTCATTAGGGTCAAAAGTTTCCGAAGATTTGAAGCCTCCGAGATATCGTCCACCATAATACATACGGTTAAGCAGCCAGTTCAGGTCTTCTGATTCAAGATAATATTGAAGGTCATCCATTTCATGAACATAGTCTTCCCAATCATTAGCTACTTCATCCAAATAGTCCCGGCCATATCTCTCAATAAGTTCATCTGTATCCATAATTTAATCTCCTTATGCGACATATATAACAAGTGCCTTAACACTAAAGTTATCCATACAAAATATATAAATCTAATCTCTACTGATAACAGTCTTAGCCTTTCCTTTCACCATAGTAGAAGCAATGAATTGAACTTTACCTTTACAGTTTACATACCAGTCCGAATTAAGATGTCTGAAATATCCGCTACGAAAATGAGGTCGTACAAATCCACGTTCTACACTAGTGTGAGAAACAATTTTATCGCTTATAGAAATACTCTTAGCCTTAGGATTTCTCTTTACTCCGTTAGGTACACCGTCAATTACACATTCTGGAAATGCCTGAATATAGAACAGGAAGTTCATAACAAGATTAAACATTTCATCACGTTCTTCTTTAAGTAGCTCAGCTGGTACAAACATGTGATTATATTCATCTGTCAGAACAATAATACTATTCTTTCCGTTAGGGTCCATAGTACGAATGATTGTGCAGGAGAAATTCTGTCCGATAACTCCCCACATATCCATATCACGTTCTTTATTGAATGAATCGAGTACAGCCTGTACTTCCTTATCTTTTACAGGTGTCTGTCTGAAGAAATCGAACAGACTATCATCTTTTATGTAATATCGGTCGATACCCTCATTAACATCATGTGATACAGCACCGACTTCAAGTTCTGCAATAAAATCATGCTGACTAAACGCTCTCCCTGTAGCTGCCATAATACCCAGTTTAGTCATATCAATTCCTCTTTGCATGAACATATAACTGAGAGCTGTGTGTTTCTTTTCGTCTATTGAAAGATGTGGTTTCAATTTGCATATCTGTTTATAATAAAAATTATACTCAGCCATTGGATGATTTAAGATATTCTTATATGACATAATCCGTTACTCCTTCTCCGGTGGTTGTCCCACCGGAGATTTTTATTTATGCGATATTGAACATTTCGAGAGAGTCTTCGTAAGATTCAGCTGGTTCTTCAGACTTCTTTGATTCGAGAATCTTTTTGATTTCTTTCTGAGAGAACACGTGAGATTTATATTCATCTTTAAGAACCTTGCAGCGAGTAATAACAGTCTGTTTTACTCCATTGTATTCACTGTGGTCTTTGATAGAACCTTTGATAAGATATTTCTTACCAACTTCATAGTCACAGTAACCGTCATTACCAGAAACAGACGACCAGCATTTATAAGAACCATTTGAAGAACTCCACTTATAAACACGACCTTCCTCATCACGGAAGAAAAGGAAGTATGTATATCCGTAATAACCGTCAAATCCAATAATCTTTTCGAACATAAGTTCTTTCTCAAACTTATCACCAACATTGCCGAACCAGTCATCTTTAACACTGTCCTTATACATTTTTGCACGAGCCTGTTTCTCAAGTTCCTTGTCATGAGCTTTCTTTGCACCAACGAAAGCATAGCAAGCAATTCCAAGATACTTCATATCGATATCGTCACGGAGTTTAAGTTCTTCTGAGTACGGGTCAAACATTACTCCGTGAACGTTTGTACTGAACTCATCTTTAGCCTCTCCATAAGCTGCTTTGAGCCACTGTTCCATGTCTTCCCACTTTGTCTTTGGTGCAACATAAACAAAATCTTTAGACTTCCTACCCTTGATAAGAAGCTCTACGTCACCCTTTGTTCCACCATCTTTTGTGTAAACTTTGAAATCATCTGTTACACAACCAACAAGGCTGAACAATTTTTGTGTATTGATATAGTTATTGCTATGTGAACCATATCCCATTGAATCATCACAATCACCGAAAAGTTCTGCGTAGAAGTTCTCAACATCTCCAATGTAACTTACAACATCAAATGGAAAGTAATTCTTAGCACAACTTGTACCAAGTACAACAAGGTCGTTTCTGCTTTCTACCGGCTTTCCTGACTTACTGAAAACTATGTACTTATTTCTACCAATTGATTTATGACACTCATCACACTGACAATTATCGAGATACTTAAAAAGATTTGAATCTGCGAGCTTGAAAACTTTAGCGTTTTCATTCTGGTCGATAAGGTCTATAACACCTTCAAACTGAATATCAACACCAGCAATGTTATTCTGGTCAAACTCTGAAGAAAGTTCATAAACATAATAGTGATATGTTACATCAATCTGAATCGCAAATGGTTCATATGGAACAGGAACCTGTTCTCTTGTTTTACAATCATATTCTTCAAGAAGTTTTGCATTGATAAGTGGAAGATTTCTCTTTGAAAGTCTTCTGTTCATATCAGCCAACTTTGAAACAAATGTCTGGTGATTCTGACCAACTACTTTGATTACCTTGTTTTCCATAACTGCCTCCTAAAGCATTTATTCTGTATAACTATAATATACAGTAAAACAAGTGTTATGTAAAGGAAAATTAAAATTAATTTTCAATCTTTCCTTTACAATCGGAATACATTTTTCTGAGTTTCATGTATTCTTCAAATAATTCATCAAGATTATCCGGATGTTTTGGTGGAAATCCATAGGTAGAATGAACTATCATTCTTAGTTGTAATAATCTGTAATACTGTTCTTTAGTCATTATAGTCTCCTCCTACAAGATTAGTTCTATGAACAGTACATACAAAATCGGTAGTATCTTCTATAACAGGACAATTCATGAAAGTAATATCACATTCATTAGAAGGTATATTGATATAGGCTGTAGTCCTTAAATACTCCAGATTAGGTTTTGTAAGATGAACTTCTACTGTAAAATGAATACCAGATACACCAAGTGAACGTAAAAGTGAATGTTCTGAGGCAACGGCATTTACAAGGTTTTTTATCATGATTTACTTCCCCTTCGAGCAATTGTTGCAACAAGTTTTCCATCTCTGAAAATATGTACATAAGGTGCGTCATGACGTTTGGCATAATCCTGAGCAATTGTATCATAAATTCTTCCATAATCTTTCTGTGAATAAGTACATTCACCTACTATATTGGTTATCCTACCCATTGGTGTATTTATTTTATACAGATTTTTCATATTTTATTCCTTAATCTATTCAACTGTTTAATAAACTCTCTTTCAGTAAGAACTGTTTCTGTAATTTTATTCTTACCCATAGAATGAGTAAGTGTACAACCTTTAGTTGCAGCAAGTGCTTTTCTGAATCCTTCGTTTGTATTTAGACAATCATAAGCTCTTGTAAGAAGTTCCTGGTATTCATCAGAATCTCTTTTAATTGCTTTACCTTGCCAATACAAAGTCTGTGTTCTCCACCACTTCTTTTTCTTACCTTTGAACTTAGCCTGTTTACCAACTAATTTGCAAACCTCTTTTTGCATATCAGGATTTTCAAACTTCAATGACTGAAGAAAACCTTCCATTGAGTTACATTCAACTCCGTCTATAACAAAAGGGTGTGGTGCAAAGTTACTCAAAGCTGCCGAAGGATATCCTGTTCCACTTCCTATATCCATAATTAATCCTCCTTATCTTACCCATAATTCAATTTCACAACCATGATTGAAAATATAATAACCTTTATCAAAAAGTTTCTTCATCCTGGTAAGTGCTTTATCTTTGTTTGTAGCAGTAAATTCTTTATCTGGAGCATACTTATCTTTTCCATATTGAATTGTAATCTGTTTGCAGAATTCGTCATATTCCAAATCATAGAATAACTCGTCTATCTGAATCACATTATGCCAGCAAGGATAAATATCATACTTCTTATAATCAACAATTACGATTGGTTTCATACATTTGCCAGCACGAACCGCCCAATAATAAGCATCATTTATTATTTCCTTTTCTTCTTCAGATAAATCACTTTTCTGAATAATCTCGTCATCATCTCCTTCAAAATGACTGCGAATTTCGTTATCATCAATTGTAATAAGTAAATTAGCTGGAAAACGTTTACTGAAGATTCTTTCTAAACGCCATGCTTTATCCCAATGTTCTTGATGAAATCTTCCATAAATAAATTGTACCATAATTTTATCTCCCTGTCTTTGCACCAATAACATTTACAATTTTACCACTAGGTATATCAACTTTACCGCTAAGTACATCAACAACACTTGGTTTTTCAGAATGTTCTGCTTCACCAATAGGTGTCTGAATGTTAGGTTTATTCTTATACATTTCTAATGTTGCACGAACATCACCTGCACAATAATCTTTCAGTAATTCTCTTTCGTATTCTTCTTCCCACTCAGCTTCTTCTTCAATGTCTTTATCGGAATAAACTTCGTAAGAAACTTCTGGCTGACAATATTTATCAATCAGTGCCATAAACTCTTTCTTAAAGTTGTCCATTTCGTTTTCATCTTCAAGAACCTCTACCATACTTTCATGTATATCCAAAGTTGCTATGGTAAGTTCCTGGATACCAACACTATCATCTCCAATATCACTTACGTAGATTTTCATAAGTCTATCTCCTTTCTCCATGCGATATTTTCCTTTCTTCTCTGAGAAGAAGAAAACTTATTTACGCCTTTGTGCCTGCCGCAATTTTCTTTCCCGCCATCAAAAGCTACGCCTTTCTTATACCTAGGCATTATCTTTCTTTTCTTTGATTCACTTGCCAATTAATCACCTCTACGCAATCAACCTGAGCTTAGGATATTTCTTAAATAGTTCTTCCCTTTCAGACCATTTAAGAACCTCTTTATCATCATTATAGAATGGGAACGGTAACACACTTTTGCACTCATTAAAACCGAACAATCCGTGATTCACAGCTGCTCCATTCTCATCACGTGTTATTATCTGAACATAACCTCGTTCCAAATCAGAGTGGTGGCACATCGTGTAGATGCTCTCACCACCTGACAGGAACTGTAGAACTACATAATCCGTCATTCTGATTCCACATCCTTCCAAGTATCATTTTTACGGTACTGAAGGATTCCACCGAAATCGCACTGACAGATTACAGCATCCTGCAGGTCGTTGAAATAATAAGTAGCTTCTGGACAAATAACTCTAAACATATGTATCTCCTTAGCACCATGTAGCACGCTCAAGTTCATTGCGAACCTGAGCGATATCTTTAAGCTGCTGATTATTTGAACAGAGTGTTTCAAACTCAGCTTTCAAAGCCGGTGACATTCTCTGTTTACCTTTTTCGTTGAGGAATCTTTCTTTGAGAGCTGATTTTACATAATCAGAATACTTGTAAAGAGCTTCAATCATTACTGTCTGATATGTGTAACATTCCCAAGTACGATTGTAATACTGACACTTTGCGTCAAATACCTGGAATCCAACGTGAAGTTCGCACTCATGTACGAATCCACTTCTGTTCTTGCGATAAGCGTTGATGAACTGATAGTCCTTGTCGTTTACCTTTACTGTTCTTGCTAACATAATCTGCCTCCTAAAGCATTTAGTTTATGTAATTATAATATCAAATAAAGGTTATTTTGTAAAGGATTTCTAAGAATTATTTTGAAGAACTTAATGCTTTCTTTGTTCCTTTAGCTATCTTTTCTTTAATGCTCGGAAGTCTACCAGGAACGAAACCCTCAGGCTGCTCAAATCGCATTACTTCAATAATACCATTATTGTAGTATTTGCGACCACGATTAGCATCTCCAATATGTTTCTTTCTTATGTCTGATAATGGTTTACCTGTATGAGCTTCTGAAATCTTTCTACTACGTTCAGCTCTCTGCTCAAGTGTAAGATTTCTCTCATATTCTCGTTTTCTTTGTTTGACTTCTTCAGAACAATCAAAATCACCAAGTCGTCCACGAACAAATCCTTCGGGACATTCATAAGCAACGATATTCTCCACACCGTTATTATACCAATGTTTGCCTTTAGAAAATTCACGACCACGTTGCCTTTCCGAATTAATCCTTTTCTGTTCCTGACCTTCTGGAGATTCCCAATATTTCTTAATACTATTCAAAAATTTTTCTCTTATTTTCGAGTCTTCCCATTGTTTCTTCGATACCTCAGAATCTCCACCTTCTCCGCCAGGAAGAATATTGTATCCGTATCTTTCATCTGTAGCGTTATAAATTTGAATGAGAAATGTCTCCCAATAATCTAAGTCGTAAGTTAGTTTAAGCACCTCGAATGAGAAATTATCAAGACCATATTTCTTAAATGCTCTGAGTAAATGCGGATTAGTTTCAAATTTTA